AACAATGAGCGCATTCAATTGAAACTAAAAGGACTGAGTCCTGTGCAATACAGAATTCAGTCCTTGGGGTAAACTAAACCGTCCAAGTTTTGGGGGTCAGTTCATTGGTGGGTTTAGTTTGCAATTTTTTATTTAATAATTTTTCTTGCTAAAAGTAGCAAAATGTTCGCTTTGTGGCTCGGTTGGGTTTTCAGACTCATCATCTAGATCATCGATAAGGTTCTGGAAAGCCGCTTGCTGAGCATCTTTGTTTTTATACCAAGTAATAGCATAAGCTCTAGCTTGTTCAAAGACAAAGCTACAATTATCCGTGGCATAGTTACCAGCTGGAGCTATAGCTTTTGCAAATTCCAAGACTGTCTGGTCAAAATTTTCCTGCGTTAAATTCATTGTAAATCCTTTTTTATGTTGTTGGATTTACTTATGTTGAGTCGGAAAATGATAATTCAAGATACTAAACAAAAAACATAGTAGGTGCGCCCGTCTTCGGTGGCTCTGGATTCAGGCTCATTAGAGCGACAGCGTTTAACATGCCAATGACTGGGTCGATTTTGGCAGTGCCAGACTCAGCTTTACTAATCATCGTACCGCTGCCTCGGACTACAGTACGAGAGTTACCAACACACCACGCCATCATGTCTTGATCAGCATGTATAAGATGCTTACGCGCGATTTTATTTTCAGCGGTCTTGATATAGCCTGACATCTTAAAACCTTGACTGACGCCAATGATTTTATCACTGGGTATTTCCACTGCATCCAGCTCTTCGATGAGCGTGCCGATACCAAGCGGGTCAAGTCCGATTTGGTCAAGCTTGCCACTGTCAAATACTTGCTTACAGATTTGCGCAAGCTGAGCAGTCTCATCACCAATGTTGTCAACGATGATAAGGTCGCCATCTTTTGCAAACCCTTCTAGCGTGGGCGCGATAGACTTGCGGCGCTCAAGGGCTATCTTATGACACCAGGCACGTGCCCAGATCCACCAAGGTTTTACTTGTACCTTTTGGTTAGTGATGCTGTCCGTGTATTCTCTTAAGACGATAGGTAAGCGACCAATCACCCCAAGCCCCAATAAGTCATCAAGTCCGCCGCCATCAACGCCCATCGTGATGACTTCGGACGCCTCAATCAATTCTTCTAATGTGAATGGTGCAGGAGCCGCAGCGGCTTCCCAAAACTCCACAGCAGCCCAACGATTGGCGCGTAGTGATATACCGATTTGTACGTTGAGATGTTTTGCTGTGAAATCTTGAAGTTCTTCTTTGCCCTCGTCGGCTGCTTTTTTAAATTCGCGAGTGATGAACTTTACAGTAGCAGATGCACCAAGGTTTGGATTGGTTATATACCAATTAGCAGGGTCAAGGTATAACTTATCTTCGACGTATTTCTCTGGAAACTCATAGAGCAAGCCTAAAAATTGAGGATCAACTATTTTGCCGTCGCGTACACCGCGAGCATAGTCCAGCTTTTGTTTAAAGATACCTGTCGGCTGCTCAGATGCCATAGTACTTAGATAAACGACAAACCCTTCAGGGCGTGATGCCAGACCGCCAGTTGCTTCACGTAACATCGATGCAGCATTAGCGCGATTGCCAAATAGCCAAAGCTCATCAATTAGGACGTAGCTAAACTTACTACCACCAAGCGTATCAGATTCAGCCGCATAGACCTTGAGCGTTGAGTTTGTACCCAAATGTGTAATCGTGCGCGTGTGGTCAGAGACGTTAAATAAAGCCGACAATTCGGGGTCTTCTAAAATCATGTCACGCGCTGGGTTGTAGCTGTTGTTTGCGACTTCTTTAGTTGGCGCGATGATAGCGAGTTCAGCACTAAAGCGCTCGTTAAGTATGAGTGCAATCATCATGATGCCAGCGGCAAGCGTAGATTTTGAATTTTTCTTACTGATAAGCAAAAAGAATTCAGTGATTAATCTCTCTTGGCTCTTAGTATCATAAGCGCCAAAGATAGCAGCAATAAATTCCCGCGCCCATGCGCGTGTAACTTCACCAGCGGTTGGCTTACCAATAATGTCTACTAATATTAATTGATCGAATATCTTAAGTGCGACATCAGCCACGGCCTGATTGAGTGGCTTACATGGCATCAGAGACTCACCAGCGACGATGCGCTTTTCCCAGTCGGGCAAGGCTGTCGACCAGTTTGTTATCATGATGCTCTCTTATTGAGTAGTTCTAGATGTGAGTAAGTCCTGCTGATTGCTGAGTGTTGAGAATCGACCTTTTTCAGTACCAGCCTTGGCATCAAGTTTGCCTTGCAATTTTTTGCCAACCGGCGCAGGTTTTGGCTCTTCGTATTGGATGGCCATCGTGGCGCAAGTGATGCGGTCTTTCATTGATTTTTTAGGGTTCTTATAAATCGTTTGAAAGAAGTGTAAAGCGCTGACTAATTCAACAACCTCAGCTTCTTCACCATCAGTTGATTCGCCAGTTTCTAAAAGCTTGATAGCGCGTAGCTCAATGATGCGCTCTTGAACTAACTCATCATCATCAAGGTTTTTCAGTTGACGTTTAGCATTGGCTTCGTTCTTAGCTTTGTACCCAGCGGCTGCCATCGCCTCTAATTTATCAAGACCATCAGCGACGTTCTGGCAGTACACCTCCTTTCTTTTAGTTAGTGACATAATGAGAACCTTTCTCAATTAAAGGGATTCGGAAAAACGGAAAAATAATTTTGATTTAGCTTTTTTTTTGTGCGTGGGAGGGGGAGTGGTGTCCGCTGGGTTTGCCCAGAAATAAAAACACCTCCCCCCGGGTTATTTCCAAGAAAATATCTTAAATTTCTTGGCTTTCTGCATGCGTTTTCGGCTTATGACAAGCAGTGCAGATGGTTTGGAGGTTGCTGTCATCGTCAGTACCACCACGAGCGACGTTGAGAATATGATCTAGCTCAAGCTCACCGCCAACACGACCGCAAACTTGGCAGGTATATTTGTCGCGCTTGAATATCTCATCGCGCTTGCGTCGCCAAGGTCGACCGCCGCGTCCGTGTCCCCATCTTGATTTAGGTTGATGAGTATCATTGACTGCTTTGGTACTGATGGTTGCGAGGCGTGGGCGTAGGGTTTTGAGCGCCATGCTTTATTACCTCCAAAAAGAAAGCCCGCTGCGGGGGCAACGGGCTTAACTGGTGATGTTTGTTTGCGTCTGCTTTATGATTAGGCAGGAACTTCGAATATGAGAAATATTAGGTCAAACTGTTCCATTAATCAATATGGCTTTTATTCATCGATGAGCTGTTCATCTATCTTACGCCTTACTCTGCGAGCGGTAGAGCGGATATCTTTTATTATAAATTCGATATGTTCTGAGTAATTATTACGTGACCAGGTCGCTTTAGATATCCCTGCAAATGCAGCTCTCTCATTACCTGACCAAGCAAAGCCAGTGGCTTCGTTCACTGGGTATTGTAATTCCGCAAGGGCTGTAGCACTAAGTATTGCACTATGCTTATGAGGCTTGTCTTCATAATTCCATCTGATGCTATATCTAGCAGCAATGCGCTTCTGAAGGACTGGGTCAAACCCGCTATAGATATAATGATAGCAATCAGACTCTATCTCATTGATGTTTGCATAAGCTTCAGCAGCTGCTCTTAAGTATTCTTGTCTCATGATTGCACCTGAGCTTTTTGTTCATCCAAAAGATATGAGAGCTGACCAACAACCGCGCCTGGTTGCTGGATATCAAGTATGTTGACTTTGTGGTAAACGGTTACGAGATGCCATTTGTCATTAGCATGAACCATATCATCAATGCGTATCTGTGTTATGCAAACTGATGAGTCTGGCCAATCTCTAAAAAAAATTGCTTTACCGCTAAACTTTTAATTCATTTACTTGGTCTATAGTCGTTTTTTGTCTCATGATAAATATCCCCCGTTATTTACAGCCAATATATAAGCGTGTGCATAGTTGCGTCAAGATGTGCAGGGTTAGGTTTTAAACTATGCACGTCTACAGCCCTTGTTATTACTGGCTTATAAGACCGATGTTCATAGTGTGCATAGTGTGCATAGTTAAATCTACGCATGGGAATAAAAAAATAAAGCTGTCATAATATCAGTATATTAAATAAATAATTATTTCCCGCGCGCGCATACGAAAAAACCCTGCACACTATGCACAGGGTTGCTATAAGCTATATGGGATAAGGGTTGTAGACGTGCATAGTTTGTTTTTATACTATGCACATGGGGTGCACACTATGCACATGGTTGGCTATTTTGGGTCGAGTTTGTGACCGATAGCGTTCTTCATAAGCTTGATTTGCTGACCAAGCCATACTTGTTGGTTGGCAGCTTCAGCTGTTGGATAGTTGGTTGGCATATTAACAGCAATTACTGTCGCTTGGACGACTCGCATCCCGCCAGGCAGTTGATATCTTAACCGCTCCTTGTGTTCACGTCTACCAATATATGTCATTAATTTGGTTTTAGTGGTACCGCGTTCGCCCCCTTTACGACACCAATGCTGATAGTAATCATATAAATCGTCAGTAAGTGCGCTGCAATAAGGTATTCCAGCCTCACCAGCCACCCAGTCATCATAAAATACTTCCCAGTTTGGTTGGCTTAAACGGATAAGCTGACGTTTGCTACTGGTCATAAGTGCTGGTGTATGTGCTGTCTGGTCTTTTAAATCAGTCATCATGAGCAAAGTGTAGAAAGCGCGTAGCATCTTGTCGTCAGTGTCAGATAATGCTGCCGCGACGTCATTTAAAATGGGTGCGGGAATCTTTTGCTGTGGATAGCAGACAACATGACGTCTATCGTTTTGCTCTAATGACAGCGGCATCATATTGTTTGATAAGAATATCGCATTAACAAAGTTATCTTGCTGCCAACCGCTCATAAACTTTTTACTGATATAGATTGTATTACCAGTAATAAGCTGCTTAACCATACCCATCTGTGAGTAGCGGTCGCTGCCACTGAATATCTCTTCGAATAGTGCATAAAGCTTGTTTGATACCCAGTCGTTATACTGCGACTCAAGCTGTCCTTGACCAAGCGTTACCGCGTAATCGCCATAGATACGGCTCATGATGCGGTCAAAAAATAGCGACTTACCTGCGCCTTGCACTTCACCGTGAAAGATAAGTGCTGTGTCAAGTTTGGTGCCAGGTTGCTGCAATGGAATGGCTAGCCATCTAAGCACCCATTCATAGACTTCTTGTTTGCCTTCGCACAAATGTAATAGCAAGTCAGTAATCGGCTTACACATCTTGGCCGCGTCTTTGATATCTGTCTCAATAGGCTTTAATGGCAGTCCATCGAATGTATTGATAGCAATATCTTTGTCATGCTTGGGTGTTTTGGTGCGAGTAGGGTCAAACCAGATATTATCCGCTTTGATAGTAATACGCGCCTCTGACTTAAGCCAAATCTCATACTCATTAGGGCGTGCTAGTTTGATGGTATCAACGGGTAAACGAATGCGCTCAACGTCATCCCAAACTTCTTTGGTACCATAGATCAGGAAATAACGCTGAAACATCGATTGAGCTTCGACAGCCATCATTACATCAAGGTCTTTTGCGACCTCTGACTTTGCAATCTTACGATGCTTCGTTTCCCACCAACGCGCCGCTAATTTCTTATTGCCAATCTCATTAGCAAACTGCGTCTTTGTATACTCAATCTTTTGCTCAGTGTCATAGACTTTATTGGTCACTTTACCAATATCAGTGATTTGAGCGTAGCGCTTGAGCATCGCCGCCAGTCGCATTTCTTGTTCAACGTCAGCCGGTACATTGCCGTTATGTTGAGTAGTAGGCGCAGTATTATTAGCTTGATCGTCATTGGCAGCTTGAGTCAGGATTGATTTATTGGCTAGCGCATGCTTGATTTGGCGTGCTACTTCATTAAGTCCAGATGCAGCGGCTAGGTCGTTAAAGTCTGTATGTTGTTTGCCTTGCATTACGCCGCATCCTTATCTATGTCTAATATATCGAAGCTTGGGGTGACTATCTCACCATTGATACTAATAGCAGCTTGCTGGGCCTTATGAATACCGGCGTTATATTCAACAAGCGGTTTTGGCTCTTTACCGTCAGCGATGTCTTTATCACGCATCTTGGCAGCAGTCGCGCTGTCATCATCAGCACAGATAATAATGCGGTGGTCAGGATATTGAGCGCGTATAGATTGGGCGACTGGTATTAGATTGTTTGCGTTGAAGGCCACAATCACAGGCAGGCTGTAACTCATAGCATCAAACACAGTAGCGCCAGTGGCATAACCTTCACAAATGAGTATCACGCCGCCACCAAACATAGCAGGACTGCCAATCGTAAAGTAAGCGCCGCTTACCAAGCCGCCTTTTAAAAACAACTTTTCGCTATCAGGTGCAATGGTTTGCACGTTGACCAGTGTTATTTGTTGTTTTTCAGTATTGTGGTAATACATAGGGATGATTAAGTTATCATTAGCGTCTTGGCTCAACCCAATTGCTGAGACATTTTTGCGTAACAAATAAGGGTGATCGTCAGCTGCGGGCTTTGAGTTGTCCCAAATGCTTTGGGCGCGGCTGGCAGCATCAATGCGAGCCTGGCGCTTTTCAGCTTTCTCAACGGCTTCACGCTCGACTTGCTGTGATTGCCACTGAGCGCGTTGCTCATCTGTGACTGTGCTGGTCGCATCAAGTCCTATTGCACCTGCAATCAGCTTGTTAGTCTCATAAACATCAAGACCAGCGTATTGCTGTACGAGCATGAAGCCATTGCCAGCGCCGCACTGTGAGCATATCCAAGTGCCTTCACCGCGCTTATCATCACAACGAAATCTATTAGAGCCGCCGCACATAGGACATGACTGATGCTGATGGGCAGGTTTAGTGAAGCTGATACCAGCAGCAGGAAAGATAGTCGAGACATAGTTGCCG